TAAATGGAATTAAATGAAATGGCTGGTAAAGTTAATTCTGCTAAGCTCATTAATGAGTTGCAGCGCTCAATGGCACTTAAAGACAGCGGTGCGCAAGGACCCTACCATTCTGGTAAAAGACACGATGGTTGTGACGAACACGGTTGTAAGCCCACCTGTGGCTATCACGGATACTGTGACTTTGAAGCAACACGATACTATTACTCTGGTGAAGGAAAGGCTGAAAGTAGAGATCGTAAAGGTGAACGACACGATTACTATAAGCGCAGAATGCGCCTCGGATACGATCGTAACGACTATTGAAGTACCCTATGAAAAAATTATATATGTTAAAGAAAAAACCTTGTGGGAGAAGATACAGGGATTAGTTTTACTCTTTGCTCTAGTGGCTCTAGTATTAAAACTAATCTTTAAGTATCTCACCAATGGCTAAGAAAAAAACAAAACAGCAAACAACTACTAACGAGAAACGTAAGTACTGCGCAATAGAACCAAAAGAATGTGACGGGAACTGTTGTTATGCAAACAAAAAAGGAGGCTAATGCCTCCTTTTCTGATCTGAAAACTGAAAACTTCTATGCCCGATGGGGGAGAGTGGCAAGAACTTTCGGCTAAGATAAAACATTTTGATCAATACAAAAAAAAGAGGGAGAAAAATCTCCCTCTAAACCTATCAACCACTACAACTTTCGCATTCGGGGTTGTCAATCGAGCATTGAGCATTCTCGTTTTTATCACTGGTTGCAAGCTCGTCTACAAAATCTGCGAAACTGTCATTCATCTGGAAATCAGACATATCAAAAGGTATTAAAAGGTTTATAAAAAAAGAGCTTGTAAAGGTAGTAAATTAACCAACGTAGTGAAAGCCGTTGTAACCCATAAGGTGTAACCTAGTCTCCATTAAATGAGCCATCTTAGGATCTTTAAATCTGCCCACTATCTCGTAGCCGTCTGTTATTTTTCCTTTCTTATTGTGGTCTCTGATCCTACCATCAATGTCCTTAGTCATCCCCACATAATGTTCTTCTGGAAGGTAGTATACGGTGTAGATAAAGCTTCCGTCTGTATCCCTATTTCCATATTTTCCTGTGCGTGCGGCATCCGTTTTTTTCTTACAGACTTTGCAGTATGAAGCAACTCCAGATGCTCTGGAGCGATCTTTATGAAAGAGGCTTTTCTTTTTTATCCTCTTGCACTTATAGCATTTAGCTGTTGCGCTGGGCATTTTCCAGATGTTGATGAACAGATGACTTGACCATGTCCAGCTCTAGACGCATCTTGTTTTTAAACTGTTTACTCAGCTCAACAATCAGCTCTTCATCTAGCAATGGATTTCCATAATGGTCATGAAGGTCTTCATATAATTCATTAATCATCTCGTGCATCATAGCACAGGCATTAAAAAAGTCTTTACTCACGGAGTCGGTATCCATAGAGCTTGATATGACATAGGAACTCATTCTTATTTAGGTTATTGTTATACTTGGTGCTTTGTTTTACAAAGTACTTTGGCGTGTCATCAACAGCATATCCGTTGTCTTTAATGTAGTCACTAACAAATTTGCAGCACATTATCGCATTGTCCACATCGTATCGTGCGTTGTACTCTACATCAACCTGGAACTGATCTGCTGTAAATAAATCATATTTATCAAACTCAGTACCAATGTGCTTGTTATATTCTTCTTTATGTTTCTTTCTTATGGTCCAATGTTTACCAGCATAGAAAGCATTTAAAGAAGGAGGTTTTGGTAAGCACAATGTAATTACAATAGTTTCGCTCATAAGTTCCTAACAACTTAATAAATATATGTTTATAAAACAAAAAAAGCTAGTTACAAAACTAGCTCTCCTTGAATTCTTTTTAACATAAGCGGCTTATACAATGAGCCTTGCGGTGTGTAGGTTGAAAACCCTGTGTTAGACTCGTTCATTCTAAACCTAAAGGGCTCATTCCAAACGGTACATTCTCCTCCAGTTTCTGTCTCCCTGATCTTCCGTACGTGAAACTCCATTGTCTTTCGTATATCGTACTCTGGGGAGGAAACTTTTCTATGAAATGTCAAGAAACAATCGGCTCTATTCACGAACTTACCGCCTCCTTCAGTCATCGCTGCTGACGGAGCTACAGGTAATCCATCTTCTCCCTTGAGGCGCTGAGCTTCAGTGACTGCGTGCATATTTAACCAAACAGCCATATTCATTCTATTGGAAAACGTAAGAAACTCTGAGGCTGCCTCGTAGTGGTATTCGTGACTGCTGAGGTTCTTTCCTTGAGCAATATCTATACGTAAGCTGTTGTATGGATCTACAAAGAAACCATCAAACTTGCCCTCTTGGTGAATGAGCTTCTCTGCAAACAGTAACAGCTCTGAGTAGTTGTATACATCGTTATTACTAATCACTCTAAAGTGATTGTTGACCCAGTTGAAAGCATACTTCTGCATCTCTCGGTCCATCTGTTTGATAGGCATATCAACAACAAACTCCATCAATCGCATCTTTACTGATGCTGTTTTATTCTCTGAAGAGTACACTATCCACTTCCAACCATGTTGGATTGATGAGTTGACCATTAGGTATAAGGCTAGTGTGGTCTTACCTACGTTTGATATACCGTTGATGATAGTAAAGTCCTTCTTGTAGCGGAAAAATCTGTCTAGGATGTCGTTACCTGTAGTAAGTCCTACCTCAATCTTACCAGCTGCATAGTCGGAGATCCAACTGAAGTCAAGGTCATCATTAGATACAAAGCTAAAGTCGTTATCGTTGAGCTGCATCTCACGGATTGCCTTGCTTTCGCTATCGATAACATCACGAATAGGCATTCGCTTACCAGCTTCCAACGCATCGTCTATTGCTTTTCTTGCGTTCTCCTCGCTTTCAATGTCTTTCTTTAGTATCTCGCGAAGCAGTACTCTGCGGGCTTCATCCTCTTCAATACGACCAGCAGCAACAAAACCACCAGCAAGGTGTGCAGCTTTTATAAGCTCGGTATGCTTCTCTCCATCCTGAGCTCGTCTAACAATGGATGCAATAACAGCAAGCTTATTATAATCTGTGGTTATTTGTTTGTGTTCAGCCTTTTGCTTTTCCTCAGTATCTGAGACAATAGAAGAGAATGTCTTGCTGTTCTCATTTATGATGATGTCCTCATCGTATGATTCGAAACACGCACGAGATTCGTTTTTACCTGATGGATCTACCTCCAGTCCATAGGTGCGCTCCATGTAGAGCTGTATTGCCTTAAAGTGCTCTCGGTGTTTAGATGGCGTACTGATTTTAACAAGTGCCTTTAAACCGTCTCCACTTGGAGACACCCAGCAGGCATAAACATAATCATCTGTTGCTAGAACAGCTTTAGAATCCTCTACGTCTATGTGATCAAAATCAAGAATGATCATGCCGTTGTGTGATACAATAGCATCATCTCTACGAGCTTCAAATGCTCCACTAAAACAGACTACAGGGAGCTCTCTCTTAGCATCCTTGTCTTGTACTGGCTCACCTTTCTCGTTGTAACTGTACGTCCCACGGACCCTCTCTATCAAGGATTTGCTTTTGCCAATCCTGATACGCTCCAGTGCTGTTTTGAGTGTAATGTGGTGCGGGCTCTGTATGTCCTTGATATCTTTGAATATCGTCACAGTCAAATTCTCCATACTTTTTCAGGTGTTCAAGTTCAGTTTTCAGGTGTACTATTGCTTTCTCAATGTCTTGAGTAATTGGGTTGCCCTTTTTCTTTCCAGCTCTAAGTAAATAGGCTATGGCTACCCCAAGGTTATAACTATCTTCTTGGAAGTCAAGGACAACATCCATTGCCTCAATCTTCTTGTACTTACCGATGTAGTACTTTGGTGTGTCCTTAGTCATCCAGCGAAGCTTTTAGTAGTCTCTTGATCTTTTCTGGATCAAGGTCCATTATTCTGCGTAGTTTATTGCGCTCATTGACTTTAGCTTTCTCGTACTCAGCTTTTGATGAGTCAGTTCCCAAATTGGTAAAACTCAAAGCGTTTTGACGTAATACGCAGTCAATAATTTTCTTGTGCTCTTTGTTGTCGTGATAAGCCATATCAATCCCATTTAAAGTCTTCAACCCATATAGGAGTATGTTCTCCTACGTAGGTGTTGAAAGTGTTATATTCTAAATAATCAACAGCATCTTCCCAGCTGTCTCCTTCTCTCATAAGAATCTCAACACAAATGTTCCTTGAATACACTACTCTTAAAGATGTAGGGCAGATACCTATTATAGCCTCATCAAAGCCATCGGCAAAAAGTGGAGCTCCTTCTTCGTGTTCTGAATAGAGCTCAATGATTAGATCTTTAACTGACATTGCATTGAATTTCAATAAAGGTATAAACAAGTATTCATTAAAACAAGTTGTGCTTTGTAACTGGATAACTCATTTCTTCAATGTGATACTCTTTAATGAG